GTACCTGCGTAACTACCATTAGTTTTAAAGAATGCATCTGCATATGTCTTTCCATATACGTTATACAGTCCAACTTGTACACTGTCTGCATTTAATCCGCTTCGTACGAGCCATTTTACTTCAACAGAAGATACCGTTTTACTATCATTCGTACGTAATGTAATTCGTACAATACCGAATCCACCACCACTGTAATCTTGTGAAATAAAGAACGTGGTTGATTTGTCGACATAACTTCCAGTGATCGTATCAAGTTTTGCAAATCGATGGAATGGATAGTTATTTGTATTACCAACACTCGCAGACGAACTATAAAATCCGATGTTTGCAGAGGAGTTACCACTACCATCGTAGTTAAAACTTAATGTAACATCAGTTCCACCAGATACAGTTCTAGCGGTAGCCAGTTTATTTGCAGATGTAGCAGCACCGCCAGCAGAACTTGAACCAGCATAATTATGTGTGTGTCCAGTAGCAGATTTTCCATTTAGAGCAGTTGTAATAGCATTTTGAGTCATGGTACCATCTGTAGCCGACCCAGTTTCAGTATAAAGCTTAGTTATTCCTAAGTAACTTGATGTACCTACAGAATATGTCGTATTTGTAGGGATTACCCATGCACCATCTGCACGAAGAAACTTTAATTGTTCTCCTATATTAGGTGCAGGAACAAGACCAGCACTTCCGGCAGAAGAAGAAGTAGCACCCTTCATGTTTCCATAAGTATGATCGGTAAATAATGCATCTGCAGGCACTGACTTACCAAGTGTATATGAACAAGCTACTGGTTTACCACCTGAGAAATATACTGGCTGAGTTGATGATCCAGCATTAGAAGTAAGAGCAGCGGCAGATGATGCGCTACCTGCAGAAATAGCATATTTAACACTTTTTGTGGCATCAGCAGTATTGTCAACGTTGCCTAATCCGACTTCACTTTTAGTATGCGTATGTGAAGACGGAGCTTTCCCGTCAACTAACTCTTTTAATATTTTACCCTGTGCAGCAGATAGAGACTCAGTTGTAGAGCTGCTTATTAGATTATCCTGAATACCTCGCCAAGTGTCACTTGAAGGAGGCGTATAGCCAAGAGCGCTTATTACATCGCTTTTTGTAAGATCAGCTTTTACATAAGAGAGTTCTGACCATTTATGCGTACCATCTCCCACTTTATGTTTACCGAATTTATCACTTGTAATTGCTATTTCTCCACTTAAAAGAACAGGATTATTTTTATTCCAATTAGCTTCCGTATCATATTTATGTTTGATTCGTATATTGAGATTTTGTTCTCCCATTGTGCACCTCCCTTTTTTAAATTTTATTTAAATAGATATAATCTATAATTTTCATATTTAGTAAAGCAGCCTCATAAAAGAGGCCACTTTCATTTAAACAGATGTCCCACAATTTAAAATAAGAGTATTGGCTCCATTAGTTAAATAATCAGTATTTAAACTTTTGACACTAAGAGCAACATTTCCTCCACCGTTAAATGCTACAGCATCAGCAACGGCACCTCCAGTAAGAGAGAAATTTCTTGATGCTGCAAGTTTTGTTGCAGAAGCAGCATTACCTGTACAAGCAGCCGCAGAAGTAGCAGTCGTTGCGTTACCCTGAAGAGCACCTGCAAAAGTAGTAGCAACAAGTTTTCCAGCAGTTGTATCAAGATATACACCTGTATCAAATACCTGTTCTCCAATACCAGTTGTTGCACTTGTAGTACCTGTTACATACGCTTTAGCGGTAGCATTGAGTGTATTTTTTACTTTTTGATCAGTTGTTTTATAACCTTTTCCTTCAACAAAAGCGGCAACAGCTTTTGAAGTTGGAAGCTTAGTAGAAGTAGAAGCGGCTGCGATAGAAGAATCTACCTGTTTTGTAGCAGCTTCACCTACTGTAATCTCTCCAGACTTAGCACTTGTTGTAAGATTCTGTGTTGTAGTGGAATACTTAACAGTAGTAACGATTTCATCACCAGATGGTACAACAATCCATTTTGGATCCTTTGACATAGCGACTACTAAGTCACCGACCTTAGCTGTCACAGCAGCTCCTGTATAAGAATTATCAGCAGCTACAGAAACCTGAGTAATTACTTTATATGTATCGCCTATTACAACAGAAGATGTAGGAAGAGCAGTAGCAGTACCATTAGTTCCAAGTGTTCCTTTAAACACCATTGCATCAGAAGCAGCAATAGAACTTGAAATTTTGGCATCTACATACTGTTTTGTTGTTGGCTGTAAAGCATCAGTTGGATCGGCTGCAAGCGTTACTGTACCTGTGAATGTACCACCGGCTTTTGGCATAGCCGCATCTGCTTTAGCACCCTGAGCGGATGTAGCATAGGCACCTGAAGCTGTGTAAGCAGCAGAACCTAGCCCTTTAACAGCAATATTGTCAGTAGCATTGCCGTTAACAGTTAATTTAATTGTGCCGTTATTAGTTCCAGA